GACAATCGAACCTGAAGTCACACCAACAACAGAAGGAGACGAAGTGGACAACACCGTCACACAAGCGGAAGCCGTCGAGACGGTAGAAGCCGCAGAAACAATCACTGCGTCAGCACGACCAAAGGTGGGCGGCTTTACAACAAAGCCACGCATTGAAGTCACTGCTGCAAAGTATCTAGAAAACACAATTCGTTCATCAATGGGCGATCTTGACGCGCGCGACTACGTTCACGCCGCAAACAATGGCGCGACAACAACTGACAACGCTGGACTTGTTCCAACACGTCAACTCACTGAAATAATCAATGGACTTGGCAACACAATTCGCCCAAGCATTGACGCAATCAGCCGTGGCACATTGCCAGACGCGGGAATGACCTTCGAAATTCCGCGTATCGACGCCATGCCTACCGTTGCAGTTACTTCAGAAACTTCAGCGTTTTCAAATACTGACCAAGAGAGTTCATTCTTGTCAGTGCCAGTCGTTAAGTTCGCTGGACAACAGAAGTTCTCAGTAGAATTGTTGGAACGTTCATCTCCACTATTCTTTGACGAATTACTACGCAACATGGTGTCAGCACTTGCGAAAGCACAGAATGCTTACGTCAACGGAATTCTTGTTGCGAACGCTGCAATTGACGGAACAACACTTTCAGCACTTCCAACAGCTGCTGAATTGCTTGGTTACGTTTCACGCGGTGCAGCAACCGTTTACACAAACACACAGGGCTTTGCGCGCAACATCATCATGGGTGCAAGCCAGTGGGCTAACACAATGTCACTAAATGACAACGGACGCCCAATTTACGTTGCGTCACAACCTATGAATGCGGGCGGTGCATTGCGTCCAGATAGCCTACGCGGCAACGTTGCGGGTCTTGACCTTTATGCTGATTTCTCAGCACCAGCAGGTTCAGACGACGGTTCATTAATCATTGTCAACCCAGACGCTTACACATGGTATGAATCAAGCAATTTCCAGTTGCGTTCAGAATCGACGGCAGACGGTTCAATTACCGTCGGTTTGTATTCTTTTGGTGCAACTGCGATCAAACTTGCGAATGGTGCATTCCGTAACAATAAGTAAAAAACTAATCATGCGCTACGGTCACTCCCGAACGTAGCGCAGCAGTCGAGAGGAACGGAAATGCCAAGTATTGTGTCAACAGCGCAACTGCGCAGCGTGCTTGGTGTTTCCGTTTCACTTTACCCAGACAGTTATCTTGACGAAATCATTAACACCGCAGAAGCGGTCATTTTGCCAATGCTGGTCGCGAACACTTCAGCGGTTAGCGAATACGAATTGAAGTCGAACGTCGCGACGTATTACACTCAACGCGCACATCATTTCGTTGCTGGTCAATCAGTAGTCGTCACTGGAATGCCAGCACCGTTTTCTGCAACCGTTACAGTTATTGACGTTACTGAGTATTCATTTACCGCTGCGCGAACAAACGCCGACGTTACCTTGCGCGAAATGATCCCAGCAGGTACGGCAACACTTTCAGGCTATTCCGCAGCTGAAATTTATGCCAACAGTGCCCCAATTGAATCAGCCGTACTTGCAGTCAGCGTTGAAGTTTTCCAATCACGCGTTGCAGCGGGCGGTCAGATCGAAGGCGTCGATTTTCAAAGTACGCCGTACAGAATGGGTAGAAGTTTGACAAATAGGGTGTCCACATTACTTATGCCGTTTTTGGACGTTGAAACGGTCGTGCAATAGTGCCAGCCAACGCCGTTTCTGATACACGCGCAGCCTTAGCCAACGCGTTTAGTGCGCTTGCTGCAAACATCTATCCAAGCGTTCCAGAAGCACCAATTCCGCCAGCGATCGTGGTCGTTCCCGATTCACCTTACATGGAAGTTGTTTTGCTGGGAAAATCACAAACAAAAGTTAAACTTAATTTTGCGATCACTGCAATTGTTGCTTCAAATAGCAACGCGGGGTCGTTGGACAATCTGGAAAAACTAATCATAGGAATTCTCGCTGCAATGCCAGCGGGATACGTTGTTGGCGTCGTAGAGAAGCCAACGGTGCTTGAAGTGGGTCAATCACCAATGCTCGTCGCAGACATTAACGTTTCAACCTACTACACACAGACAACATAAGGAGTAAAAATGCCAACAACAGTAATAACTGGGCGCGACGTCACCTTTACTATTGGTGGCAATAATTACGACGCCCAAGCAACAAGCGCGGTTCTTTCAAATAGCCCAACTATTGAAACGTACCAAACTTTAGAAGGCAAGGTCTACCGTCACATTGATGACCAGTTCTCGTTCGACGTCGAAATGCTTGCAGACTGGGGCGCTACTGGTTCATTGTGCGAGGGTTTATGGAACGCAACCGAATCAGCACCAAACACAGGAATTTCAACAGTGTTGACTGCGACAAGCGGCGCAACATTTACGTTCCAGATTCTGCCAGCGTTCCCAAGCGCGGGTGGTACTGCACCAGACGCACAGACTGTTTCACTATCGTTCACCGTTATCGGCACACCAGCCGAAGCGTTCTAACACTAACAATCGGGAGACAAAATGAAACTACCAATTACGATCGAGTTCACCAGTGGAGAGCAAGCAACCTTCGTTGCTTCTCCCCCTGAGTGGGTTCGTTGGGAAAAGCACACAGGCAACACAATTGCACAGGCGCAAGACAAAATCGGAATTTCTGATCTTGTTTTTCTTGCTTACTATGCAATGAAGCGCGAAGCAGCTGGTAAGCCAATCAAGACGCTAGACGTTTGGACTGAAACCATTGCTGACGTGAGTGTTGGTGAAGCAAACCCAAAAGTTACCCAGTCGGAAGTCTCAGCAGAATAGTTTGGGAAGTAGCCTTGCAAACAGGGCTACACCCAAATGATTTTGAAAGTGCCGAAGACATTCTGACGGTTATTGAAATTCTGGAGAGGCGGGGAAATGGCAACTGAAGCAATTAGTTATGACAAAGCAGAATTGCGCGCCATTCTCCGTTCTTTCAAAGCAATGGACGAGGAAGCCACTAACCAAGCACGAACGCAAACTTCAAAACTTGCCGATTTTGTTCGTGGCAGAATTATTAGTGCTGCTTCAAATTCGCAAAACAGGGTTGCGCCTAAAATTGCACAGGGTTCAAAGGTTTCAAAGTCGTCAAAAATTGGCGAAATTTCTTTTGGTTTTGCTAGTCAAAAGTTAAGCGGCGGCGGAACAACCCAGCAATTGTGGGGCGGATACGAATTCGGTTCAAACCGCTATAAGCAATTTCCAGTTTGGTCGGGTCGTGAAGGTCGCGGTTCGCGGGGTTGGTTCATTTATCCAACGCTTCGAAGCGTGCAACCTGAAATCGTAAAACGTTGGGAACAATCGTTTGACGAAATAGTTAAGGAGTTCAACTAATGGCTGATCGAAGTCGCACCCTTAAACTTTCCATTTTGGCAGACGTTGACAAACTCAATAAATCTTTAAAAACTGGTGAGCAAGACGTTTCCAGTTTTACGGGAAAATTGCAGGGTTTCAGCGACAAGATAACAACCGCGTTCAAAGTGGCAACCGCTGCCGCAGTCGTGTTTGCTGGCAAACTCGCAATTGATTCAATCAAAGCCGCTTCTGATCTAGGCGAAACTATTTCAAAAGTCGGCGTTTTGTTTGGTGATTCGGCTAAAGAAATTGAAAAGTTTGCCGAAGGTGCTGCTCAATCACTTGGACAAACCAAACAACAAGCACTGGACGCAGCTGCCAATTTCGCCATTTTTGGTAAATCTGCTGGGCTTAGCGGTGACGCACTAACTAAATTCTCAACAGGCTTTGTTTCATTGGCAGCTGATCTTGCGTCATTTAACAACGTCAGTCAAGACGAAGCAATTAACGCCATTGGTTCAGCCTTACGCGGTGAAGCCGAACCGTTGCGTAAATTTGGCGTTTTACTTGACGACGCAACACTTAAAAATGCAGCGCTAGAATTAGGTCTAATCAGCACGACCAAAAATGCGCTTACACCGCAGCAAAAGGTTTTGGCTGCTCAAAAAGTTATTTATGAGCAAACAACTGCCGCGCAAGGTGACTTTGCCCGTACGTCAGGGGGTCTAGCCAACCAAACTAAAATTCTGAGTGCTGAGTTAGAAAACACAAAACTGGTCATTGGCGAAGCATTGCTTCCAATTGTGCTTGAACTTGCCACTGCGTTTTCTGAAAACATTGTTCCGTTGATTAAAGAATTTGCAAACGGTTTGACAGGCAAAGACGGGGTCAACGAAAGTTTGACCGAATCTGAACTTGCGGCGCGCACTTGGGGTGAACGCGTCAAAAAAGTTATTGAAATTGTGGTTAACTTAAAAGATGAACTTATTGCAGTTGCGGCGGTTTTAGCAACGGTGTTTGTAGTTTCAAAAATTGCCGCCGCCGTTCAAGGCACAATTGTTTTGATAACCAGTTTAATCAAGGCTTACAATTTATTAAAGGCTTCGGCAATTGTGGCTGGTGTTGCTTCCGCGTTTGCGCTCAATCCTCTACTTGGCGTTGGTGCAGTTGCACTAGCAGCGGGTGTCTTATCAGCAGCAAACGCATTGGCAGGGCAAGGCGACGTTTCAACTTCTGGAATTGGTGGTTCTGCTGCTGGTTTTTCAGGCACAATGCCAAACGGTCAGCCATTTGTGACTGGTGGTGGAACCGCTGGTGGTGGAACCGCTGGCGGCGGCGGCGGCGGTGGAACAACAACTGGTGGTGGCGGTGGTGGCGGTGGTGGTGGTGGTGGTCTTGGCGGCGGTGGAACAACAACTGGTGGTAGCGGTGGCACAGGCGCAGTGGCAGTTGTCGCCAAAAAAGCAAACGAAGCGATCACCAACATTGCGGGTGCATTTGATAACTTCACCAGTGGAACAACGACACTTGCTGGCATTGAAGCCGCTTCAAATCGACCTTTTGCGTTTGGTACGTCAGGCGTCAACACAAACACCCTTGCGGGCATTTTAGCTGCGTCAGCGCAACCAACAATTAACGTGACGGTCAACGGTGCAATCGATAAAGAAGGCACTGCACGCACAATCGTCGACACTTTAAATAATTCTTACTACCGCGGCACGGGCGGCGCTTCTAGCCTACAAATAGCATGACGCAGTGGAATCCCGTTTGGAAAGTCACAATCGACGGCACGGAATACACCGACGCCGTTTTGGCGAATTTGATCATTCGAAGCGGTCGCACAAACATTTATGAGCAAGCCCAAGCGGGTTATGTCAACCTTCAACTTATTGACATTTCACAAAGCACAATTCCAGTTTCAATAAATTCAACAATTTCAGTTCAGATTAAAGACACATCAAACGCATTCATTTCAATTTTTGGTGGAAACGTCGTGGACATTGGGTTGGAAGTGCGCGACATAGGTTCGACAACTTTTACGCAAACTTATTCGATCACGGCGTTGGGCGCATTGGCACGTTTGCCAAAAGCATTGACTAATGGCGTTTTGTCAAAAGAATTTGACGGCGATCAAATCTATGACATTTTGAGTGAAGTTTTGTTTAATACTTGGGCGGAAGTTGCGGGTTCAGTTACTTGGGGAACCTACACACCAGCGGGACAAACTTGGGCAAACGCTGAAAATAATGGTTTGGGTGAAATCGACCGCCCCGGAAATTATGAATTGGCAGCGCGGTCAAGTAATCGAACCGACGTCTATTCGCTGGTTTCAGCATTGGCAACTTCTGGACTTGGTTACGTTTATGAGGACGCGCAAGGTCGAATTGGTTATGCCGATTCAACACACCGCACCCAATACCTTGCAGCCAACGGTTACGTCGATCTTGACGCAAACCATGCCCGCGCAGCTGGATTAAGAATTGAAACTCGCGTGGGTGACGTTCGCAATTCCCTGACGATTAAATACGACGCAACCAGCAGCAGCGAGCGTTCAGCCAGTGACGCCGATTCAATCTCCCTTTATGGCACGCTTGCCCAAATTATCACGACAACGCTTCACAATTCAGCCGACGCAACTGCCCAAGCAAACTTCTATCTCTCATTGCGTGCAAACCCCCAACCCATTTTCAGCGACATTACTTTTGACCTAACAAACCCAAAATTGGACAACGCCGACCGTGACAATCTTTTGGGCGTTTTTATGGGTGAAGCAATTGCCCTAAACAATTTACCGCTCAACATGAATTCGGGCACGTTTCAAGGCTTTGTCGAGGGTTGGTCATTTCAAGCGTCTTACAATCAACTTTCGGTAACCTTGCTACTTTCGCCGCTTGCTTATTCATTGCAGGCAATGCGTTGGAATGACGTACCGATCACGGAAACATGGGCAAGCGTGTCGCCGACTTTAGACTGGGCAAATGCGACAATTGTCGCCTAAGGAAAGGAAACTCAAATTACAAATCCAACGAGCAACTATGGTTTTGTTCTTCCAACGTCGAGCGACTTGGTTACAGACCTACCAGCCGATTTCGACGTTGCACTTCAAGGCGTTGACACACGGTTGAAAGCACTCAACCCAGCAACAACGCTGGGCGATCTTAATTACGCGTCGTCAACTGCAAACACCAACACCCGTTTGGGCATTGGAAGCAGCGGTCAAGTGCTTGCCGTTAGTGGCGGGGTTCCAGCGTGGACGACAATTGGCGGCAGCGGATTTACAATGATTCAACGTTCATCATTTAGCGCGGTTTCAAATACTTCGACAACATTTGACGGCGTATTTACTTCGACTTATAAAACTTACAGAATTGCATTCGAAGCAATAAGTTCAAGCGACGCACCACCAGTAACACTTTATTGGCAATGGCGTAAGTCTGGAACCACACATAATACTGCCTACTATGCAGGTTTTAGCCGTGTCAATTTTGCTGGCGCGCAAACATTGGGTGGCAACAACAATGCTGCCCAATACAATTTAGATTCGATTGGAAACACTGCTTCAAATGCTTACAGTTTTGACGTCTATCGTGTCGGAACAGGTTCAAACACTTACCCATTAATTTATGGCATGGGAACAGGCTATTCAGGAAACATTGGTCCATATACATTTGGCGGAACGCTTGATTCAACAATCAATGCGACAGGTTTTATTCTTAGTGCTTCAGCAGGAACAATCACAGGAACAGTGGCAATCTATGGACTGGCGGCAGCGTAATGACAAAAGCAAAAGTAATCGAGAAACTAAAAACAGATTATCCGACACTTCGAACAGGTAGCGAGGAAATGGGTTACGTTGAATTAAATGCTGACGAATACGAAGCAACAATTGCGCAATGGGCTGACAATTTACTTGCAGCCGAAGCAGCCGAAACAGCAGCCTTAGCAGCCAAAACGGCAGCCGAAGCAAAATTGACTGCACTTGGGTTGACGGCTGATGATTTGAAAGCGTTGGGTTTGTGAGTATTTATCCGCAAGGTACAAATGCACGACTTATTGAAGTCGCCGCAGCTGAAATTGGTACGGTTGAGGAAGGCGACAACCTGACCAAATACGGTAAATTTACAAAAGCCGACGGTTTGCCGTGGTGCGGTTCTTTTGTTAATTGGTGCGCAGCCCAAGCGGGTGTCAAGATTCATTCCGTTGTTGGTACTGCGCAAGGCGCACATAAATTCAAAGAAATTCAACGCTGGTCAGGAATGCCACAATTGGGTTACTTGGCATTTATGGATTTTCCGCACGACGGGGTTGACCGCATTTCACACATTGGAATTGTTGTCGGACTAATTGACACAAAAACTTGCTTGACGATCGAAGGCAACACCAGCGGAACAGGCGATCAGCGCAATGGCGGAATGGTCATGGTCAAGGTTCGTTCGTATGGTGCGGGTAAAGAGATCGTCGGTTTTGGTATTCCAAAATTCGTCGCATACACGGGAGAATTTCCAACGGTTACAGTTCCAACTTCGGGAGACAAACCAAAGAAAGAGGCAAAAAAATGGACAAAGCCAAAGCCTTAGCAGCGTCGTGGGCGCGCTCATTTATGGCAGCAGCCCTTGCGTTATACATGGCGGGCGTGACTGACCCTAAGACACTTGCAATGGCAGGTGTTGCAGCGGTTGCACCAGTGATTCTGCGCTGGTTAAACCCGCAGGATAAGAGTTTCGGGTTAACGGGGAAGTAGCCCGAAAACTAGCGGCGGCGGGGTTGGTTTGGGCACTTGCACCAACCCTGTCCGCTTGCGGTTATCAGGGCTGGGTGCGTTATGAGTGCCAAGAATACGAAAACTGGTCAAAGCCAGAATGCAAGAAACCGCAATGCGTCCCCACTGGAACGTGTACTGACGACATACTTGGATTCTCAACACGAGAAACCAGCACGCCGTCGAACCCCTGAGGACGTCCACGCGCAGCTGATTTTGATAATTGGTTCAACCCTTGCTGCGGTGTTTTTAATCGTAACCGTTGGCATAACTTACGCGTTAATTTTTGTCACTCAACCAATTGGGGCGCAAGCACCAAACGACGCAGCCTTTATTGATTTATTGAAAACATTGGCAATTTTTTTGACTGGTTCGTTGGGTGGTGTCCTTGCTGGTAATGGACTGAAATCAAAGCCAAAACCGATCGACACGCCGACAAACACGCAAGGTTCTTGACCGCGCGTTGTTCATGCGTCACCCTGAGTTCAGGTGGTAACACTTACC